AGAAAAATTCTTAATGATTTCTGATAAACTTTCAAGGTTCCGGTATCCTACCACCATGTTAAAGGAATGGGAGCCTACCGAGCGTTTCTTCATAATGGCATACCTATATTGAAATTGAAAAAAATTATCTCCAACATCTTTTCCTAAGAGGTGCGGGTGTAGAAAATTACACTGCGCCCATAGGTCGAGAGGCGATTGGGTGACGGGGAACCCTGTCAAAATTCTTTTATACTTTGCTTTTTTCCCAAGCTTAATGACGGCTTTGGTGCGTCTTGCTTTTGGGCTTTTAATAGATGTGGACTCATCCACCGTAAGTAAGCACGTGCCTTCATCCAGAACTTTGTCCAGGTACCGTGTGCCTTTGGGAGTGGAAAGTGCTTCAATATTCATCAGTAATATCCGTAAGTTATTGGTTTCACTAGGTTCTAATAATAATTCTAAATTCGTTTTCTCTTGTTTAGTGGGCGATGACGTCCATACCACTACATCACGTTCTATTCGCTCTGGCATATGAGCGGGGATTTCTATGGTTGCCCAATTCCTATAAACTCCTTTGGGGGCAATCACAATAAACGTATCAATCAGTTCTCGTTCATACAAAATACCTGCATTATCTATGCAGACTTTAGACTTCCCGGTTCCCATCTCCATAAAGTAGGCCCAGTAGTAAGTGTTCCAGGATCTTTGTAAAACTTCGCCTTGATGTTTAAAAGGTTTCGTTTGAAAAAGATATTTCACGCTTAGGACTCGCGTACCTTTCTTTGTTGCTTTTTAAGCTGCTTAACCAGTGTTTCTTTCTTAAAGCGTCGATCCAGCTCTATACCTATCTCTCGTCCTTTAAGTTCTAATTCTTTTTTTGTTAACTTACTAATATCCTTTGGCACCCTGCGTGTGGGTGCTGCTATTCTATGCAACCACTCGAAAAATCCTTCGGCCATAATTTTACTCCCTAAATGTTTAACGTGAAACATAGTAACTCACTTTCCCACGATTTGCAATAATTTTTTCCTAATTTTTCTCCTTTACAATAAATTAATCTCGGTATATGGTAGACATAACTATGGAAAGCAAGAAAGGCATAACAATGGCAAATCGCGTCTATGTAGCACAAGAAAACCCCAGAGTTGATATCGTATCGGCGACCAAATGGGGAGAACTCATTCCATTAACAAACCAAGAAGACCAATTACATATGAATACAGGTCGACTTATACAGCAAATTAAAAGAAAGCTGCGCGACTTTGATTCAGATGATTGGTTACTTGCTATAGGAGATCCGGCTATTATAGGTGTAGCATTTGCAATTGCGAGTGATGCTAACTCAGGACAAGTAAACATATTAAAGTGGGACAAGATAGAAAGACTATATTATCCCGTCAAACTTTCTGTGCGAGGAGGCATTGAAGAACTTAACCCGTAACCTGTAGAGGAAATACTATGGCTGATAAAACGAAGGACGATGTTTGGAAAACGATTACTGCTGATGCAAGTGCATTCGAAGGATTATCGACTGAGGGGGGAAAAGAATTGAGCGATTTAGTTCGTCATGCGACTTCTTTAAGCAAGTCCATTGAGACTTTAGAAGAAGAAGTTAAGTCCCTAAAAGCCAAACGTCAGACATATTTATTTGATTTAATTCCCGCAAAGATGTCGGAGATGGGCATGGATAAGGTAGTAGTGGATGGCAATTCTGTCAGTCTTGCTAGCTTTGTTCAGGCTACCATGCCGAAGGATCCGATTGACAAAGAAAAAGCAATTGGACATTTGCGTGATATAGGAGCAGGAGATTTTATTAAAAATCAAGTGCAAGTATTATTCGGAATTAATGAAGATAATAAGGCTCGGAGTATTCAAGCCGACCTTGACGAACAAGGCTTAGATACTACAGCTAGAACCTGGGTTGAACCAACGACTTTGAAGAAGTTAGTCAAAGAACGCGTTCAACAAAATCAAGAAATTGACTTGGAATTATTCAACGCTTTTGTTGGCCAAGTCGCTAAAATCAAGGGAGAATAACCATGGCTGAACTAAAAACAGCAACTAAACAAGACCTTGCAAAAGCATTTGAAGCTGATGCAGGGAGCGGATTCGAAGAAGTAACAAGTTCTGATATTCAAATACCTTTTATTAGAATCATACAGGCTTTGAGTCCACAACTTAAAAAAACAGATCCATCCTTTATTGAAGGTGCTTCTCAAGGTGACATCTTTAATACAGTTACAAAAACATTATGGAGCGGAGAAGAAGGCATATTAGTTATTCCTTCATACTTCCAACAAAAATACTTGGAGTTTATTCCTCGTAACCAAGGTGGTGGATTTGTTGGAGAACTAAGTCCAGAATCTGAGGATGTCCGAAAAGCAGTTCGTGACCAAGATAGTGGATTAGAACTTTTGGAAAACGGAAACGAATTAGTTCGAACAGCACAGCATTATGTGAAAATAGTACATGAGGATGGAACTTTAGAGAGTGCTATTGTCGATATGAAAAAGACACAATTAAAAAAGTCTCGTCAATGGAATTCAATCATGCTCATGCAAAAACATAACGGTGCGAGTTTACCTTCGTTTGCTAATGTCTATAGATTAAAATCTGTAGAAGATGGGAATGATAAAGGATCTTGGCATTCATGGACAGTGAACCATGAACGACAGGTGGATAATATTGATTCCTATAAAGATGCTAAGTCACTACATGCTAGCATCAAGAGTGGAGAATTACGTCCGGCATTACCCGTTGATGCCAACTCAGACGAAGTTCCGTTTTAGTTAGGGGAGGAGTGACCCTCGCAAGGGGGTCACTTTTGTTATGAGCAATGATGCAAAACGGTTCTTAAATCTATTCGAAGGATTTAAAGAAGCACATGGACAGACAGAAGTTTTAAACGGTCAACGTAATGGCAAGCAACAGGCAAAAAGTTTTATTGTTAGGGAGCCATTGACCCTTGAACTGATACAAGAACATCTCGATGGTAAACGAGGCGTGGGCACTATTCCTATAGATGAGAATAATGAATGTTCTTTTGGTGCATTAGATATAGATGATTACGGATTAGATCACGCCCACATAGTAAAGAAAATTAAAAAACTCAAGCTTCCCCTGACAGTGTGTCGGTCTAAATCAGGAGGAGCACACTTCTATATATTTTTGAAAGAAAAAATTCCAGCAGTAGAATTACGCGACAGGTTAGCAGAATTCGCTTCGGCCCTAGGCTTTGGTCATTGTGAAATCTTTCCTAAACAAGAAGTCGTAATAGTAGAAAGAGGGGATGTGGGAAATTTTATTAATCTTCCCTACTTTAATTCTAAACACACCACGCGTTATGCAATTGATGCCAAAGGAAAAGACATCCCATTACAAGAATTTTTAGATAAGGCTGAAAAAAATCTCATAAGCAATGAAGAATTAAAAGAATTACAGCTTGGAGTAAGCCCAACTATTTTGCCTCAAGGACCACCATGCCTTCAACAATTAACAGAATTCGGTGTTCCTGAAGGAGGAAGAAACAATGCCATACTTAATGTAGGATTGTTTTATAAGATGTCAGCACCGGGAGATTGGAAAGATTTATTAGAAAAACATAATCAGGATTATTGTAGTCCTCCACTCCCTGCTAAAGAAATCGTTACCATACAGAATCAATTAGAGAAAAAAGAATATTTTTATACATGTAAACAAGAACCTTTAAAGAGTCATTGCAATAGAGCCATGTGCCGTTCTAGGAAATATGGAATAGGCAATAGCCAATCTTTTCCCACACTCGGAGGTTTAACAGTTGTGGAATCAGAGCCTCCTGTCTGGTTTATAGATGTGGATGGTGCTCGGTTAGAATTAGGCACACGCCAATTACAAATGCAAGTGGAGTTTCAACGTGCTTGTATGGAGCAGATGTATAAAATGCCTGCACGTATGAAGGATGCGGAATGGAGAGATATGGTAGATGTTCTTCTTGAAACAGCCACGCGTATATCGGTTCCTGAAGAATTGACGCAGAAAGGACAATTCCAGGAATTAATGGAATCTTTCTGTACTGCACGACTACAAGCACGGAGTCCAGAGGAACTTATGACAGGTAAGCCATGGACAGAGGACGGGTTTACATACTTCAAGTTAAGTTCTTTACAAGACTTTTTGAAAAGGAATAACTTTACTATCTATACACGAGGACAAATTACGGAAAGACTGAAGGAAATGAACAGTGGCGGAACAGCCGATAAGCAGTTTCGTTTTAAAGATAACAAAGATAAATGGCAAACAGTTCGGTGTTGGTTTGTGCCAGAAATTAAAAAAGGAGAAGTAGAACTTCCCGCAGTCGAATTTAAAGCTGACGGGGAGACTCCGTTTTGAATGAACAAAAAACTATTCTTGGCCCACCAGGGTGTGGAAAGACACAGACAAACTCTAATCTTATTCATGAGTATATCAAGAAGGGAATTGCCCCTGATAAGATTGCGTGTGTTTCTTTTACAAAGAAAGCCGCAACGGAAAGTCGGGAACGTGTCTGTAAAAATTGGAACCTAACCGAAGAAGATTTACCTTATTTCCAAACACTTCACTCCATGGCTTTTCAAGCATTAGGCCGTAAACCTGATGAAGTTATGCGACCAAGAGATATTAAAAACATAGGTCAGGAAGTAGGATTGGATTTTGGTGGGGCAGGAATGGAAACAGAGAATGATTTTGATTTTATTGGTTATCAAAAAGGGGATGCGTATCTCAATATGTACCAATTAGCTCGGAGCAAAAAACAGGATCTTGAAGATATTTTTCAACAGACTGGGGATTATAAACTTGATTATAGCGAACTCACACGTTTGATAGGAGCCTATAACAGTTATAAAAAAGCCCACAATAAAATAGATTTTACCGATATGATCGAACAGTTCATTAGAGAAGAACCCATTCCTAACCTAGAAGTATTGATTGTGGATGAAGCCCAGGATTTGTCGACTCTTCAATGGACCATGATTGATGTTCTTCGCACCGTACCTCCTATACAAATATTTACAGGTGATGACGATCAGGCAATTATGAATTTTCAAGGAGCAGATGTAAAAGCTTTTCTTAGCGCAACGGAAAAGAAAGAGGTTCTTCATCAATCCTATAGAGTTCCTCCTCCTATTTTTGATGAGGCGCAGACCATTGTTAATAGAATAGAAGGGCGTGCTCCTAAGGAATGGAAACCTACCGATGCTCCAGGCACTGTAAATTTTCATTGGAATCTGGTGGATGTTCCTATTGATGAGGGAGAATGGACTATTCTAGGTCGCACTAACAGAATTCTTGATCGTTACGCTATGGAACTTATGAATGAAGGATGGATATACAGTCGTCGAGGACATCCTAGCTTTCCCAAGAAATCTTACGAAGGTATTCTGGCATGGGAATCTCTATGCAAAGGAGAAGAAATTACTATACAACAGGCGAGAAATATTTATACACTAATGAAGGTAGGAGAGGGATATAAGAGAGGCTATGGTCCACGATCAAAACCTCTTCTTAATTTAGCGGGAGAAGCTTTAGTTAACATGGATTACTTACGTAAGGATCTTGGTCTTTTGGTTGATGGCGAAAAACGATGGCATCAAGTCTTAGGAAAGATAGGTCTTGATATACAACACTATATGTTAAACGCTCTTAAACGAGGAGATAATGTAAAGAACCCTCGTATAAAGTTAAGCACTATTCACTCTATGAAAGGTGGGGAAGATGACAATGTTCTTCTTATACCGGACATTTCGTACGCCGCTTATAAAGAATATGAGCGCTTTCCTTCTACAGAACACCGTGTCTTTTATGTGGGTGTAACACGTGCAAAAAAGAATTTACATATTATGCAACCACAAACAGAAAGGTTTTATAATATATAATGTATGAACAAGATTTATTCAACGAACCCACTTGGGTTCCTCCTATAGAACTTCCGGATCTTTCAAAAGAAAAGTTAATCGCTATTGATGTTGAAACCAGAGATCCTCGCTTATTAACCCATGGGCCAGGATGGACACGAAATGATGGTTATCTTATCGGCATAGCAGTAG